CATCGTGGGCGTGGTCACCAGCGCCGTCATGGCCTGCAAGGCCACCCTCAAGGTTAACGAGATTGTTGAAAAGACCCAGGACGATCTGGACCGCATCCATAAGTCCGAGGAGACCGGCATGACCCCCGCTGGGGAGAGTTACAGCAAGGATGACTGCAAGAAAGATCTTACCCTCACCTATGTCCAGACCGGCGTAGCTTTTGCCAAGCTTTATGGCCCCGCTGTGATGCTGGGCGCTGTATCTGTTACCAGCATCCTGGCCAGTCACCGCATCCTGAAGAAGCGCAATGTTGCCTTGGCCGCTGCCTATACCGCCATCGACCACTCCTTCAAGGACTATCGCAAGCGCGTTCTGGATCGCTTTGGCGAGCAGGTGGAGAAAGAACTGCGGTATAACATCAAGGCCCAGGAGATTGAGGAAACCGTCGTAGACGCCAAGGGCAAAGAGAAGATGGTCAAGAAGACCGCAGATGTGGTCGATGAAGGCTGGGACCCCAGCAAGTACAGCCCCTATGCCAAGATCTTTGACGAGCTTCATCCCGATTGGATGAAGGATGCCGAGCGCAATATGTTCTATTTGAAGGCAAGACAGAGTCAGGCCAACGATATGCTGAAGGCCCGCGGCCATTTGTTCCTCAATGAGGTGTATGACCTGCTGGGCTTTGAGCGGACCAAGGCCGGCGCAGTAGTTGGCTGGGTCTATGATCCGGATGAGCCCATTGGAGACAACTTTGTGGATTTTGGCATCTTTGAGATCCAGCGTCCCAAGGCTCGCGACTTTGTCAACGGCTACGAGCCGGCCATTGTTCTGGACTTCAATGTGGTGGGCGACATTACCAACCTCATCGCCACCCATCAGTATCTGTAAACCATGAGAAAATTGCAGTTTACTTTGATTCCGGTATTGACCTTATGTTTGGCCCTTCTTCTGGGGGTGGCCACCGCGCCGGCAGAGAGCGAAGCGGCCCCTCCGGTAGAGCCTGTGCAGATAACCCACACGCCAGTTGAGCCGTTTCCGGAGACTGAACCTGCTCCACTGCCCAAACAGTGGACGGACGAAGAGGCGGCTGCTTTGGCAAAGATGCTCTGGGGAGAGGTCAGAGGCGTTCCCTCCGATATGGAAAAGGCGGCCTGTGTATGGTGTGTGCTGAACCGGTGCGACGCCTATGGCCAGACCATTTTAGAGGTCGTGACCGCTCCCTATCAATTTGTAGGGTATCGTACGGAAAACCCGGTGGATGAGGCCCTGTTGGCTCTCTGCGAAGATGTGCTGACAAGATATTTTGCAGAAAAACGGGGTGAAGTGGATGTCGGACGAGTTCTCCCCAAAGATTATCTCTGGTTTACCGGTGACGGTCAGCGAAATCATTTCCGCAATGCTTATATCGGTGGAACAACATATGATTGGAGTTTGAAAAATCCATATGAACATTGACAGGAGGTTTTACCATGAAACAGATCAAACGCCATTTCAGGACCCTTCTTTCCTATTCCTTGGCGACGGTGTCGGGCCTGTGCCTCATCAGCGGCGCCGCAATCCTTTCCGGCAAGAGGTAATGGACATGGAGGGACTGACCAATTTCGTGTCCATGCTGGACTACATTTTAGACAGCCAGCGGAAACGCCACATTGTAGGCGGCATTCTGCTCAGTGCATCCCTGCTGTTTGGCGGACTGGCCATGACGGTTATGAGCATCAAGGATGAGGAGGGCAACAGCGATGAGCAGGATGACTAATGCGCTCTCTTTCATTGCCGGCGCCGCCGTGGGCGGTGGAGCAGTTTGGTATTGCATCCGGGAGAAAGAGGCAGCTCGCGCTAATCGAGAGATTGACTCGGTCAAGGCCGCCTATGCCAAGCGGGAGCATGTGGAACAGCACGATGAAGCACCGACACCCATCCCATCCGGAAAGATTCAGGACAAGCCTGACTTGGCCGATTATGTCAGAAAATTGGAACGGGAGGGCTATACGGAGTATTCTCGGACCGTCAAACCCACCGAAAAAGCGGATTCCGAGACTTCAGAGGATACTCCCTATGTAATCTCTCCGGCGGAGTTCGGGGAGATTGAAGAGTACACAAAAGTCAGTCTGACCTATTTCGCCGATGGGGTGCTGGCTGATGAACTGAACGAACCTGTGGACAATGTGGAGGAGATCGTCGGCGACGCATTGGAGCATTTTGGTGAATATGAGGAAGACTCGGTATTCGTCCGAAATGACGCCAAGCGGTGTGACTATGAGATCCTGCAAGATCTCCGCAACTTTAAGGATGTGCTGGAGGACATGTCTCCCCGTCCGAATTAAGAGGAGGATTTACCCTTGACCAGAGATGAGCTGATCAATCGGTACTTCGATTGGATGTACCAGCTCGTGGTCGACGACCGATATTCTAAGTCCTATCGTAAGCTGTTTGTCAGGCTGCACGATACGGAATTCACATATATGATTCCAATGGACGGCAACCGGGCCGAGGACGGCATCGACCTTAGATATCGATTCGGCCATGAACAGCATTACAGCGACGCCATGGTCGCGTCCTTTTTGGATGACCGACCATGCAGCGTTTTGGAAATGATGATCGCCCTTTCCATTCGATGCGAAGAGCACATCATGGATGACCCAGATGTTGGCAATCGAACTGGCCAGTGGTTCTGGAGCATGATCGCCAGTTTAGGGCTCGGGTCCATGCATGATGGACGGTTTGACCGGGATTATGTGGACGAAGTCCTCTCCCGGTTTCTGAACCGCGACTACGCACGAAACGGAGAGGGCGGTCTTTTTACCGTCAGGCAGAGCGGACAGGATATGCGGTCGGTCGAAATCTGGTATCAGATGTCCCGCTACCTGAAGGAGATTTTCGCCTGATATTTTCAAAAGAAGGAGGGTTACGCCATGAACGAGACCATACACAACATTTTTGTGACGGTCAAGCCGTCCAGAAAACTGGCCAAGGTCAGCCGGCGCATGACAGTTCTCACGCTTGTGGGGATCGGTTATGCGGTTTGGTCTGAACTGAACCGCCGGGAACAAAATGAGAAAATCGACCTGCTGGCCAGAAAAATCAAAAATCTGGAGCATGGTGAAGGAGAGTAAGCAATGTAATGTTAGACTTCCTTATGATTTCGACGCGCAGCGGTAAGCGCGGTGTAATCGAGATCTATCCGAAGTTCATTATCAAGAAACCAAACGACTTGATGATTCGAGGTGGTGACTTCTACGCTATCTGGATTGAAGATCGTGGTTTATGGTCTACGGATGAGCAGGATGCGGTTCAGCTCATAGACCGCGAACTGGATAGATACGCCGAGGAAAACCGCCAGCGTTTTGACAACAACATCAAGGTCCTTCACATGTGGGATGCGGAGACCGGGGTAATCGACACTTGGCACAAATACTGCCAAAAGCAGATGAAAGACTGCTTCCACATGCTCGATGAAAAACTGATATTCTCCAACACGGAAACTACCAAAAAAGACTATGCCAGCAAGCGCCTCGGCTATCCTCTGGAGCAGGGCAGGATAACTGCTTACGAAAAGCTGATCTCCACGCTCTATACTCCAGAGGAACGCCACAAAATTGAATGGTCTATTGGAGCCATCGTGTCCGGAGAGTCCAAAAAACTTCAAAAGTTCATGGTACTCTATGGGGCAGCGGGAACTGGTAAGTCCACTGTACTCAACATCATCCAGCAGCTCTTTGACGGATATTATTCCGTCTTTGATGCAAAGGCCCTCGGTTCTTCCAGCAACGTCTTTGCGCTGGAGGCGTTCAAAAGCAACCCTCTGGTAGCAATCCAGCATGACGGCGATCTGTCCCGCATCGAGGATAATACCCGGCTCAACAGTTTGGTGTCCCATGAGCTGATGACAGTGAACGAGAAGTTCAAATCGACCTATGCCAACCGGTTCAAGGCGTTCCTCTTTATGGGCACAAACAAGCCGGTGCGGATTACGGATGCAAAGTCCGGCCTGATCCGACGGTTGATTGATGTGTCGCCGTCTGGTAACAAGCTCGGCTTCCAGGAATACAAAACTCTGATGAAACAGATTGAGTTTGAACTGGGCGCCATCGCTTACCACTGTCAGGAGGTCTATCTGGAAGACCCGGACTGCTATGACGATTATATTCCCATTGCCATGCTGGGAGCGTCCAACGACTTCTACAACTTTGTGGTGGACTCCTATCCCGTCTTCAAACGCGAGGATGGGACTTCACTGAAAGCGGCCTGGGAGATGTATAAGACCTACAACGAGGAGGCAAAGGTCGCTTACCCACTTAGTCAACGGGCATTCAAGGAGGAACTGAAAAACTATTTCCGGGATTACAGCGAGCGGTTCAATTTGGAGGACGGCTCCAGGGTTCGGAGCTATTACAGCGGTTTTCGGACGGAAAAATTTGAGGACCAAGCTCCTTCTCAGCCGGAACATAAGCAGACGCTCCTTCGATTCGACGCTGCGGAGTCCATCTTTGACCAGATGTGCGCGGACTACCCCGCCCAATATGCTACCTCTAAAGAAACGCCGGTACAGAAATGGGAAAAAGTCTCCACTAAGCTCTCCCAGTTGGACACCAGTCAGCTCCACTATGTCAAAGTCCCGGAAAATCATATCGTGATCGACTTCGATATTCCGGATGACGATGGCAACAAGTGCTTTGAGCGAAACCTGGAAGAGGCCAGCAAATGGCCTGCCACCTATGCAGAAGTGAGCAAAAGCGGATGCGGCATCCATCTGCATTATATTTACACCGGCGATGTATCCAGGCTCAGCCGGGTCTATGATGACCACATTGAGGTCAAAGTGTTCACCGGCAAAAGCTCCCTTCGCAGAAAATTGACCAAATGCAACAATCTACCCATCTCGACAATCAGCTCGGGCTTGCCACTGAAAGGAGAAAGCAAGATGGTAAATGCCAAAGCGGTGCAAAGCGAGAAAGGGCTTAGAGTTCAGATCAAGCGCAACCTCAATAAAGAGATCCATCCAGCTACTAAGCCCAGCATCGATTTCATCCACAAAATTCTGACGGACGCTTATGAAAGCGGACTGTCCTACGATGTCACCGACATGCGCAACGCCGTTCTGGCGTTTGCGGCCAATAGTACCAACAACGCGGACTACTGCATCAAGCTGGTGAACAAGATGCCTTTTAAGTCCGCTGACCCATCCCCTGCGGTCCAGAATGATGATGCGAAACTGATATTTTACGATGTAGAAGTATTTCCCAATCTCTTTTTGGTGAATTGGAAGATCGAGGGGAGTGACCAGCCCGTTGTACGGATGATCAATCCGACACCCCAGGAAATTGAGGAGTTGATGAAATTTCGGCTGGTCGGCTTCAACTGCCGCCGGTATGACAATCACATTCTCTATGCCCGGTTAATGGGCTACACCAATGAGCAGTTATATAACCTCTCTCAGCGCATTGTCAGCACAGATAAGAAGGTCAAAAGCAACAACTGTTTCTTTGGCGAGGCCTATAATGTCTCCTACACGGATGTCTACGACTTCTGTTCCAAAAAGCAGTCTTTGAAAAAGTGGGAGATCGAACTGGGTATCCATCACCAGGAGCTCGGCCTCCCTTGGGATCAGCCTGTGCCGGAGAATATGTGGCTTAAGGTGGCGGAATACTGCGACAACGATGTTCTCGCCACCGAGGCGGTGTTCAATGCCCGCAAAGCCGACTTCGTGGCCCGCGAAATCTTGGCCGATGTGGCCGGTCTGACAGTCAACGACACTACAAACACCCTGACCGCCAGAATTATATTTGGCGGAAATCGCAAGCCGCAGGACCAGTTCAACTACCGGGATATGGGTGACACGACCCAAATCTTTGACCCAGAGGCAGACCTCCCCTTTACGCCGGAATTTGACCAGTACACCGTCTTCGATAAGAAAAAGCGGCCCATCTTTCCCGGTTACAAGTTTGAGAACGGCGAGTCTATCTACCGCGGAGAAGAGGTCGGCGAGGGCGGCTATGTTTATGCTGAGCCCGGAATGTATGGCAACATCGCTCTGCTGGATATTGCGTCCATGCATCCCTCCAGCATTATTGCGGAAGAGCTGTTCGGTCCGGAGTACACCAAACGGTTCCAAGAAATCAAGGATGCCCGCGTAGCCATCAAGCACAAAGACTTTGAAAAGGCGCGCAAGATGCTGAATGGCGCGCTGGCTAAGTATCTGACGGATGAAAGTTCCGCAGACGCTCTGGCCCAAGCTCTGAAGATTGCCATTAACTCGGTGTATGGCCTGACCTCGGCCAACTTTGAGAATCCCTTCCGGGATAACCGGAACAAAGACAATATCGTCGCCAAACGCGGAGCCCTGTTTATGATCAACCTCAAACATGAGGTGCAGAAACGGGGCTTTACTGTTGCCCACATCAAGACGGACTCTATCAAGATCCCGGATGCTACCCCCGCGATCATCGACTTTGTGATGCAGTATGGGGAGAAGTATGGGTACACCTTTGAACATGAGGCCACCTATGATCGGATGTGTCTGGTGAACAACGCGGTCTACATCGCCAAATATGCTACGGCTGAGAAGTGTCAGGAACTCTATGGTTATGTCCCCAGCGACAATAAAAAGCACCCCAACGAGTGGACAGCTACTGGCACGCAGTTCCAGATCCCCTATGTGTTCAAGAAATTGTTCTCCAAAGAGGAGATCGTCTTTGAGGACATGTGTGAGACTAAGTCGGTCACCGGGGCTTTGTATCTGGATATGAACGAGAGTCTGCCGGATGTGTCCGCTGCGGAAGTCGAGAAAGATAAACTTTGGAAACAGATTAGCGATCCAAAGCATCTTGACGAACCAATGGAAACTGAGTGTGCTCGGATTGAGGAGTTGACAAAACTTATCGAAGCAGGCCACAACTACATCTTCGTTGGCCGTGTCGGTCAGTTCTGCCCCATTAAATCAGGATGTGGCGGAGGGCTTCTGTGCCGAGAGTCGGTTGACAAGAAGACCGGCGAGAAAAAGTATGATGCTGCTACTGGTACAAAGGGTTATCGCTGGTTGGAGTCCGAAATGGTCAAAGAATTGGGTAAGCAGGATGCCATTGACCGTAGTTACTATGACGCAATGGTAGATGCTGCCGCTCATGATATTTCCGAGTTCGGCGACTTTGAGTGGTTTGTGTCAGAGGACCCTTATGTTCCGGAGGATCGGCCTCCTTGGTTTGGCCCTGGAGAACCATGGAAAGAAGAAAAAACCGCCTTTGATGTGCGGTAAAGGTCACCATTTATCAACAAGAAGGAGAATGCTTTATGTCCCGTGAAAACAGAGAACCCCTTATCATTGAAAATGCCCGTATCATGTTCCGCAATTTCTCCGGCAAGGAGAGCAAGTATAACCGCGCCGGCCAGCGCAATTTCTGTGTTGTCATCGACGATCCCGAAACGGCTCAAGCGATGGCGGAGGACGGTTGGAACATCCGAGTCCTGGCGCCCAGGGATGAGGACGAGCCTCCTCGGCACTATATTCAGGTGGCGGTTCGATTCGACAATATTCCGCCTAACATTTACATGATCACCAAACGAGTGAAGACCCGGCTGGATGAGGAGTCCGTCGGCGCTCTGGACTATGCCGAGATCCGCAATGTGGATGTCATCATCAACCCCAGCCCTTGGGAGGTCAATGGCAAGAACGGCATCAAGGCCTATCTCAAGACTATGTATGTCACCATTGAGGAAGATGAATTCGCAGCCAAGTACGCCGAGATGGAAGGCCCCGAAGAGTAAATGTCACAAGGGGATGGGAGGCTGGAGGAGGAACCGGCTTCCCATCTTCACATTTTGAAAGGAGAAAGACAATGAAACCTTTCTGGAAAAAGCCCGGGAAGAAAAAATCGAAAAAGCATTCCAAATCAACTCAGAAAGTAAAGTCGAAGATACCGCCTAAATCGGAACCATGGAAGCCGCCATATCCATCAAAACCTCCTACTGTACCAGAGGAGCCGAAGAAATACGAACGGCCTCCCAAAACTCCCACCACGGTGCAGAAACCCCGCATTCATGAGAAAGAATTTCTTTCCACCTTTCGTCAGCTCCTCTCTGAGCGGAGCCGGCCATGGGATATTTGGAAGGACTTTATCATCATGTCGGCCTGTGCCCTGTCCAATCCAGTGGATAAGATGCACTATGAAGAACGGGAGAAGCGGTATCTCGACATCATTCATAAATACGGAAGGCAAAAACAGGCGCTCTTCCCTGAACTGTTCGCCCACATGGTAATGGCTTTGGAAGAGGACCCTGAGCAGGACTTCCTTGGGAAGATGTATATGGATCTCAACCTCGGCTATGATGAACTGAAACAAGTCTTTACCCCGTACAATGTCTGTCAGTTAATGGCGGATATTACGATTGGCGACATTATTTCGCAGGTGGAGGAGCAGGGCTATATCACCATAAATGATCCCTGCTGCGGAGCTGGGGCAAATCTAATTGCGGCAATCCATACAGCGCGTCACAAATTGGAAAAGGCCGGTCTGAACTATCAGAACCATCTTCTGATCACTGGACAGGATATTGAAGAAGTGGTGGCGTTGATGTGTTATATTCAGCTCTCTTTGCTGGGCGTAGCTGGATTTGTCAAGGTCGGCAACACCATTACCAATCCGATGAGTCCTTCTGACACTGCGGAGAACTACTGGTTTACACCTATGTATTTTAATGATGTGTGGTATTACCGGCGTCTTGCCCACCGGCTTGATATTTTAATGAAAGGTGAAGGTGACCCGAAATTGCAGGCATAAGTCTTCGCGATTACCAACTGGACGCAGTCAAACGGATGAAAAATGGCTGCATCCTATGCGGCGGTGTGGGGAGCGGCAAATCCAGAACCGCCCTTGCCTACTATTATGAGCATCAAGGCGGCAAAGTGGGTTCGGACGACTACATTCCCATGACAGAGCCAAAGGATCTTTATATTATTACCACGGCTCGGAAACGGGATACCTGCGAATGGCAGGGCGAACTGGCGCCATTCCTACTCTCCACCCACCCGGAGTCAAACTACTACAAAAACAAAGTGGTGGTAGATTCCTGGAATAACATCGGCAAGTATAAAGATGTGACGAATGCCTTCTTTATATTTGACGAGCAGCGGGTAGTGGGATACGGTGCCTGGACAAAGGCATTCTTAAAGATCGCCAAGGCCAACCCCTGGATCTTGCTCTCTGCTACGCCGGGCGATACTTGGCAGGATTACATCCCGGTCTTTATTGCCAATGGCTTCTACCGTAATAAAACGGACTTTATCGACCAGCATGTGGTATATGACTGGAGAGCTAAATACCCCAAAATCGACCGCTATCTGAATACCGGCAGATTGATCCGACTTCGTGACCGCATATTGGTCACAATGGACTTTGAGCGGCAGACTGTTTCCCATCACGAAGATGTGGCCGTCCCTTATAACATCTCGGCATACAAGGCGCTTATGCGGAGTCGCTGGAACCCATGGGAGGAACGGCCCATTGAAACGGCTGGGGAACTCTGCTACTCCCTGCGGAAAATCGTGAATTCGGATGAATCCAGACAGACCGCGTTACTGGAGCTGGTGGAAGATCATCCAAAGGTCATCGTCTTTTACAACTTTGACTACGAGCTGGATATTCTCAAGTCTCTCTACTATGGAGAAGGGGTTGAGATTGCGGAGTGGAACGGCCATAAGCATCAGCCGATCCCCGACGGGGACAAATGGATCTATCTGGTCCAGTACACAGCCGGTTGCGAGGGCTGGAACTGCATCACCACGGACACTATCGTGTTCTACTCCCAGAATTATTCCTACAAAGTCATGGTGCAGGCAGCCGGACGCATTGACCGCTTGACCACACCCTATACCGACCTCCATTACTACCATCTCAAGAGCTTTTCTGGTATCGACTTAGCCATCAGCAAAGCGCTCAAGGAGAAGAAGAACTTCAACGAGGGTAGATTTGTGGGCTGGACTACGAAACCGATGCCCAAAGCAGCTTGATATTTAGAATTGGAGGGTCACCATGTTACGATTCATTCAATGTCTGCCGGGAAGTTTATATCGGACACTATTATGTGCATCCCATCTTCCATTTTGGAAGTGGCTTTGAAAGGAGAAAGTTATGGCTGGACTAAACTGCGAAATCGGATGGAAGACCCGCCTCTGTGAAGTAAATGGCGAATTGGGTCAATTTCATATCTGGGAGCAATGGTCCAATGTGGTGGATGCAAGCCCGCTGCGGGGCGGTCATCCCGGAGGCCAGGTTGGGCAGGTCTACGGCATTGTCGAGTTTAAGGACGGTGTCCGGCGGGTTGACCCTGCGAAAATCAAGTTCTGCGACGAGGAGAATGCCATTCTGGCCGAGATGGAGAAGCACCAGCAGGAAATGAAGGGAGCGCCCAATGCTGATCATTAAAACTGAAGCAGACCGTGAGCACTGCACATCTTGCTATGGTAACCGCACCATTGAGTTGACTATGGAAGAAGTGGTAGCATTATTTGCGGGAGCAACCCTTGGTGATCCGAATTTTAGTGAATATGGAACGTTTATTCGATTGAGGGAAAATGTATGAAAGTAATTGTTACAGAACTTCCAGTCACATCTAAAGACTGCATTTTCGCAGAATATATCAACATGACCAGCAAATACAAATGCATGTTTCAGTCCGGAATGTATTCTCGATGCAAATTGGACTATGGTGAAGAATGCCCATATTTGAAGAGAATAGGGGATGTGAGAGTTCAATGACAAAGGTTGAGAAGCTTGATGAGTTTCTGAAAAGAATCGGTATCGAACTTTTGCCTTTTCAAAGGGAAATACTCAGTCAGATGACGGACGGAAATAAGATTTATATTTGTTATCCGCCTAATGTTGGCCGAACGAATACAATACTGCTAATGCGAGCGCTGGAGACCATATTTGAGAGAGGTGAAAACGATGCCGAACTTCATATTTGACCCTAGCATAATGTCGCCGATGAAAATTTGAAAGTTAGGAGAGTTGAACCCAATGCTGAAAGTTGAAAACGCTGAGGTTCTGGGCTGGGAACACGCTATTCGTGGTATGCGCAACCCGATGAACTCTTGGGCAAAAAGTGATAGCGAGGTATCTATATGTGAGTGCGAACGCTGGCCGCACGATGTCAAAAAGTCGTTCGCCTGCCTCGGCTCCAACGACCTCGATCTGATGAAGCGCCTTCGCAATGCCGGCACTGATCACCGGAAGTTCATGCGGATGATCGTAGTCTATGCGGACCTGACGGCTCCGCTGTACTGGTGGAAGGAGTTCGATACCTACAAAGTTGGTACAGTGGCCAATTCCTGCTCCACTATGCACAAAATTGCGGAGAAGGAGTTCACATTAGAGGATTTCTCGTGCGAGAATCTTATTGACTATACTCTATACTCATGCGACGAACCCGAAGGGCTTTGTCTGAAAGAAGCGCCTCATATCCAATGCGGTGGG